TCAAAGTCAAGATGGTGGGCAAGAAGTCCGGAACATATCAAGTCAAAGGATTGCCAGCACAAAGCAACATCAATGACATTCGTGCATATTTGAAAGAATACCAAATCCAAACAGGGCGTACTGTTGACTTTATCATGATTGACTATTTGGACCTGCTGATGCCGGTGAGTGCCAAAGTGAGCCCAAATGACCTGTTTGTCAAAGACAAGTATGTATCAGAAGAACTGCGTAACTTGGCTAAAGAACTGGGTATGTTAATGGTAACAGCATCTCAGTTGAATCGTAGTGCTGTGGAAGAAGTGGAGTTTGATCATAGCCATATATCGGGTGGTATATCCAAGATTAACACAGCAGATAACGTGTTTGGTATCTTTACCAGTAGAGCTATGAAAGAGCGTGGACGTTATCAAATACAATGTATGAAGAGTCGTAGTTCCACCGGTGTAGGCATGAAAGTAGATTTGGAATACAACATTGAAACCATGCGTATCACTGACCCAGGACTAGAAACTGACAACGGATTTGGGCATCAATCCAGCAAAGGTATCATGGACCAAATCAAGAGTACCAGTTCAGTTAGCCCAATGATTGCTGCCAAACCCCGAGCAGGCTTCAATATAGAGAGCAAAGTGGCTGGCAATGTTGACAGTACCAAGCTCAAGCAGATGCTAGCAGGATTAAAGTCCAAAGCTGAATAAATAGATAATATTGGAGCGAATCTTGCAAAAGCGTACCCGTAGTATCTTAGATGAACTTGCACACATGCCAGTCACAAAAGACCGTGAAAATCTGGTGGAAAGTCGTGCAGCCCATGTAATTCAAGGTGCTATAAATTTGATTAATTATATCAAAGAAAATTACGATAGTGAGCAGTCTGCAGAATTAGAGCGCAGATTGCTTAACAGCATACGGGCACAAGACCCTGCAAAGTTTGCTCGCGGTGTTAGGAGATTTAAAAGTGAAAATTAAAGACATTGTCAAGGAAGCGTTTGGTACCCGCGGCGTAAGAGACCCGTATTCGTACGATTACGAAAAAGACCCAACCACTGGAGAGTACACAGGACGACAAGAAACCAATCCCAACTCTTTTACCAATATGATTTCTGGGGTTGCTGACAGAGTTGGGGCAGGGTCAGGCAGTATGTGGGTCAAGGCACCCGATGATAACCAAAAAGAACGTGTAAAATACTATACTGTGCCCGAAGGTCGTGTGCTTGTAGTACAGGATAAAAACGGTAGAGCATATTATAAACATGCTGCCAAACCAGGAGCCCGCAACCCAACCGGAGTATGGAAAGATCAAGACGGGCAAGAAATATATCAGCCCGAAACAGTAGCAGCACTGGAACGGCTGGCTCAACAGGTTGGAAAACTAACATTTGATAAATCAGCATTGCCACAACAACCAGATTCTCCAGATTCTTCTATTGCAATGCCCGGTGATGAAGAACCAGCAGGAGAACCATCAACTTCAGAACCGTTACATCCTGATGTTTCGATTGTGCAATCTGTTCCTTTGGTCATGCAGTATAAAGGTAAGAGATTTGAAATGGATGATATGGGCAAGTTCCACCCATTTGGTACCAGTCGTGCAGTCACTGATGCGTTGCAGACATTCTTGTCTAAAGAAAGAATGAAACTATGATGCAACTCAACGAAGGCGGAAATGTTTTTAAACAAGCAGATAAAACTCCTATCACACGCAGAATATTGACTAATGAAATTCCAGGGACAATAGCCTGGTTGGAAGAAATTACTGGATTAGATTTTACCTTAGATAAAGACGAAGAAGATGTACCTATTAAATGGTTAGGTACCACTGGGCGTAAAAAAGGAACTGCAGAACAACCGGGATCGTCGGGAGACTTAGATTTATCAGTTGACGAAACACAAGTCAGTAAGGAACAACTGATAGCAAAATTAGCGCATTGGTGCAGACAACAGGGTGTACCCGATGAACAAATTTTAAATACTGCTAAAGATAAAACAAACTGGATAGAAAAATCCGGTGACAATGTACATTTCAAAACACCAATAATTGGAAATGTCAATGATGGATTTGCACAAACAGATTTTATGTTTACCGGAGATCCAAGCTGGCAACAATTTGCTATGCGAGGCGGTCGTGAAGGAAGTCCGTTCACTGGTGAAAGCCGAGCAATAATTTTAGCAAGTATTATTAGCGCATTGCACCCAGGATTAAAATATAGTTATAAACACGGACTAGTAGATCGTGCCACTAACACCACAGTGGAAAATGGAAAAAGTCCTGCCACACTAAGCAAACTTACTGGTATACCTGTTGCTAAACTTAACACAGCCGACGACATACTAGATGCTGTCAGTAAAAGACCAAACTACGAACAGTTGGTAGCCACAGCAAGAGAAACACTGGCCAAAAGCAATATACAATTGCCCGAGGCAGCACCTACTCCGGGAACTGCTGCTTGGTTTAGAAACTACACAGACAAGTTGGCATAATGAAATTTGAATTTGTTGAATACTTGATGGAGGCTGCTAATCCTCGCACACCACATCCCGAGGATGCTATCCTATCGGGTAGTCAGGCCGCAGCGCAACAAGTTGCAGGATTAAAAGCAGTTATCTCTAATCCCAGTGGTCTTACTATCAAGTGGGATGGCAAACCGGCATTGATATTTGGTCGTGACAAAGATGGCCAATTGGCAGTTATGGACAAATACATGTTTGATGCTGGTTTCCTGGCTAAAAACATTGAAGACTGGAAACAGTACGATGCAAATAAAGCATCAGGAAATTTGCGCGGAAGTTTGTATAGTCTATTAGAAGTTATTTGGCCAGGACTAGACGCAGCTACCAAGAGTCCTGGATTTTACTGGGGCGATTTACTATATGCTGGACAACTAACGCCACAAAACGGAAAATATGTTTTTCAACCTAACTTGGTTGAATATCAGATTCCGATCAATAGCCCAGTAGGAAAGCAATTGGCTGGTACCGCTGGTGGAATTGTAGTGCATCAATATTTTGATCAGGTGGGTGGACAACCTGTTCAATGGAATGGTAACGGATTAACCAATGTACCTGGTGGTGTTGCTATCGTGACACCAACTGCTGGCAATAGATTTGCGTTGAAGACACCGGTGCAGCAAGAACGTGCAGCAGATGCAGCACTTAAAAAATACGGCGCAGCAGTTGATGAATTGCTAGGATCTATTCCTCAAAGTACTAGAGATAGAATCAAAACTTATTTCAACAAATTTATTACCAGACAAACTACAGAGCCATTACATGCATGGCTAGCAGCCAATGTCAGCAAGGTACAATACAATGCATTGGCTGGAGACGACAACACCGGAAAACTGTTTGCACAAACACCCGATGGTGAAATAGTTGAAAGTCCCGGATATCAAGGACTCAAAGCAATTTGGAACAGTATTTTTGCATTTAAACAAAATCTAGCCAAACAACTGGCACCACAAGTTCAAGGTATAGAAGAATATGTAAACGGACAGCCAGCTGGCGAAGGCTTTGTGTTTCCTACTCCTACTGGCCTGGTTAAAATTGTTGATCGAGAAGTATTCAGCGCAGCAAATTTTGCAAAAAATCCCTAATGGAAAAAAATCAATTTTACTTACCTTTAAATCTTCCAGATATCAAAGATGAAATTCTATCTGAGTACATAGACGAATTACTACTACTCAGAGAACAAGAAGAATACCAATTGTTTTTAGGATTTACTAACAAAACAATTCCATTAACTGTAATTGAATTATTTTCTAAACTGGGGTTAACTCCTTGCACTTGGAAAATAAACATGTTTACTTCTTCAGCACTAGAAAAACAGGTAATACACCTAGATGGTGATCCTACTTACCCAGTCAAATATCGTCCATTTGGTATTAATTGGGTTTGGGGAGGCCGTACAGTAATGGAATGGTATCAAAATAAAAATCCTATATTGCCCGAAGAAACAGTTTGGCAAGAATTTAAATACGTGGTTTTTGATGAACATAACGTAGAATTATTAGCTAGAGCAACTTTGTCTAATGCAACATTAGTTAATATTGCATATCCACATAGAGTAATAAATGCATCAAAAGAACGTAGATTTTGTTTTAGTGTGTGTTCTGAAGAAGCAATAACTTGGGAAGAAATTACGGATCTATGCCATAAACACGGACTGGTGCGTGAGTAAAAACAGTCAAAATCATCCAAATTTTTGCATCAGGTATAAATATTAACATGCGATAACACGCAAAATCTTAAGGAGATATAAAATGGCAATCGGAGTAACTAAAGTAAGTGGTGACACAGGTGGGTTAAACAACGTTGGTGATGGTCGCATTTTAACAAATGCAGCAATTATCAGCACTGGTGTTTCTGGTCCAGTTAATGCATACAACCTTCAGGTTGTTGCTGGTAACCTAGCAGCTGAACTAAGCCGCGGTACTAATGGTACAGCAGGTGCAGTTGAGACACTATTAAATGCAATTTCTGCTAATGCAACAGTTTTAGCATATCAAGTTGACATTGGTGCAACTGCTGCTAACACACAATTGAGCGTGGTCACAGAGCGCAGTTCATGGACAAGTGTTCTAGCAATGCAAGTTGCATTACGTGCTACCCTAGCAAGCAACATTGGTGCAAACGGCCCAATTACAACAACCACTATGGAAGTTCGTAACGTTGGTATCAAACTAGCAGCCAGCTAATCAGAACTTGGTTCTAATAAAGAAGCAGACTTTGGTCTGCTTTTTTTATGTACGATATAAATACTAACATGCGGTAACGCAAATAACTTAGGAGAAATAAAATGGCAATTGGAGTTTCACGTAGCTCAGGCTACAACTATACAGGCAGTACTGGTGTGTTAAACGGCGTCGCCGCAGCTAGCACTCTTAGCCAAGAAATTGGTCAAAGTGTTGCACTATATCTGGTAAGTGCAGGTCTTGACCTAAGTGGTGAAGATGATGCAGCAAATGAAGCGTTTGAAGCAATCCTTCAAGTGATGCCACCGGTATTGGCTTACTTTGCACATGCTACATCGGGTGCAATCAGCTTTATCTGTGATGGTGTCAATGCACCAGCAGCATCAGCATTGCAAACGGCTATCCAAGCAATTGGATCTACCAAAGGTGCAGTTAACTTAGGTAGCGCCACTGTAACAGCAGGTACAAGTTTTGTAGTTGCTTAATTAGCACTACGACTTAAACAAAGGCAGACTTGTTCTGCCTTTTTTAATGACTATAAATACTTGTATGAAATTCTTTACTGGTGTTACATTGGTTGATATTACTGCCACTGGCATTACTCGTCACAGACCCGGGGACGAACTCAAACGAGATCAACAACGGAATTGGGAAACAGTATTGCAAGTAATTGGACTCAGGGCACAACCACAATTGATACAGGGTCCTATTTGTCGATCATATGAACTAGATGAAAGCACAGCGTTTGGCGAAATGTATCACGGACTGCAACAAGTATGGATATTTACATTTGGTGTTGATTATGAAGATGTGTTTTTAGCTAACAATGACCCAGTGGGCGGGCTAGACAAAGACTTTGCACAAGTACCTGTTGTTTGTGGACTTGAAGAAACTGCAA